TCTGGATGTTCTGGCTGCCGGCACCACTCCCTCAATGGCCGACCGTTGGAGATCCATCCAACCAGGCTGTCCGCAAGATCCTTTGGTACTGGCTCACGCGGTCTTCCGACTGGCCTCTTTGACACGCTTCCATGAACGAGGGACTTGCCCTCGTCGTTCGTACCGGCAAATCTTGACAACTGTGTCTCGCCGGAGGTTGAACATACGGGCGATTCGTCTGTATCCGATGCCTTCTTCTTCGTGGAGGTATCGGATGCGTTGTACGGTTTCTTCCGGGATCGTGGCATTGTGGTGCGTGGCTCCGATGCGGAACCCGTTCTCGTTGACCGCAACGAGGGTCACTTGCGCTTTGACTTCTTTGCGCGTGCCGGCAGGGACTTCATGTTGCTGGTCTTCTTGGCCCATCGCTTTGCGATCTTCGGGTGCTTGGCGAACATGAACCCCTGCTGGGCCTTCGACTTGAACGGCATCAGCGGCCCCTTGCCTTCGACTTGCGTGCGGTCTTCTTCGACGCCCGGTACTTCTGACCGAGGATTCCCTTCGCCATCCGCTTGGGAAGCACCGTCTCCAACTCCGACGCGATGATCTTTCGACGCATTGCGCTCACTTGCCCTTCCATCAGCAGCCCCAGCGCTTTCGTGCAGCCTTGCCGCGCTCCCCGGTCCACGACCTGGAACGAGCGCAGAACGACTTGTGGCGCGGGTTGTCCTTGTCCTTCGTGGGAGCCTTGAGGTTGCTCCCCGTCTGACTGTTGTACTTTGCCCGGCCCTTCGCGGTCAGACCCGCTCCCTTGGAAACAGGCAGTTTCTCGCCACGGCCTACCGCAAGGTTCGGCCCCTTCTTCCTAGCCATTCAGCACCTCGTCATGTTTGAGGATTGCACCCAGGGTGTCGGCCTGGAAGACCTGTTCTTCCGGCAACGCCGCCCCGATCTCATCGCACAGCATCAACGCCCCGGCGAACGCAATCACCCGGTCGCCGTGGGATTCCCGCGCCCCGCTTGCCTCATCCCGGCGCGACCCGGCTTCGATGCTGCCATCGTCCAGTACCACATACTCCAACATCTCGTCCAGGCATTCCCGGCTAGGCGTTGTCACCTCCCCCTGGGCAAGCGCCCTTGCAAGACCGCCAAGCAGCGCCCGCTTGTTGCGCTTCGTGCTTGTCCAACCGATCCGCATCGTGCGCTTCTCGTCCTTCGTGCCGTCCACCCGCTGCCTGTAGATGTTCTGCCACCCCGCCCGCTCAAAGTCGTGCTGCAACGCCGCACCCGGCCCGTTGGTTTCCCATCCGACCAGGGGCATCCGGCGACCCTTCCACACCTTCCGACAAGCCTGTGCAACTTCCAACGCCAGGTCATACGGGGCAATGTTGGGATCCACGAACTCCGCCACGACAGTCCGGGTTTCCGCGTTCATCACGCACACCGCCGCGTTCGCGCTGCCCGTGCCGTAGGACGGATCCAGGAACAGCACATAGTCCGCCGCCCTGGTCGGAGGATCCCACAGCCGCCAACGCCCCTGGGGCTGCGGCTCCATCCGGCCCCGCACGATCTCGTACCGCCGCGCCTCCTTTGCATTGCGCTCTGCGTGTTGTGTGACGATGTGGGATGGGAAGAACGCCGCGCCGCTGCCGACAGACTCCGCGAACACATTCTGCGCCAGGTCGATCCGGTCACGCCGCCGCAACTGGTCGGACAGCCAGGGTGTCCAGGTGAACAGCGACCCGGCGAATCCCGTCACGCTGCCGTCTTCGTCCAGGCGCTGCTCTGCGCCCTGGCCCTTCTCCGGGTGCTGCCAGTACATCAACTCCACCAGGCGCGGCTCCCCGCTCGTCCTGGCCTGGCTGATGAGCCTGGCGTACTCCGTACCCGCCCCGATTGGCGTACTGCAAGCGACCCGGCAGGATGTGCAGTCCGCCGCGCTGCGCCATGCAGCGTCCGCGTTCTCCAGGGCTGCGAACTCATCGAACAGCACCAGGGTGCGGCGACCTCCGCGACCGATGTGTTCCGTGCTTGCTTGCCCCGTGATGGTCGCGCCGTTGCTTGGATGCCGCAGCATCAGATGCTGCCGGAACGCGCCGCCCTTTGCCATCTTCTCCGCCGGAGCGGGCAGCAGCCAGGCGGGTTGGTTGGACAGCAGATAGTCCAGTTTCCACATGAGACAATCGGGATCGCCCGACTTGTCTACCAGGTCTTCCACACGCGACACCAGGAGGGACTGCCAGGCGTGGAACTGCCACCCCCACAGCGCGACCGCGCAGCACAGCCAGGACGCGCCCATGTCGCGAGTCTTGCGAATCACCAGGTCGCGCCCGCCCTTCACGCTGTCGATGATCTCCGCCGCTGCCTGGCGTTGACAGTCCCACAGGATGAACGGCGTATGCGGGTGCGCCACAGGCTTCTCGCGCCCGGCCTGGTCGATCTCCTTCACGCGGAAAGTCCAGGCGCAGCATTCGCACCAGGCTGCGAAGTCCTCCGCGAAGACGGCGCGTAGATCCTTCTGCTCTGCCGGGTCGGCGCGAAGCACACGCGACCGAAGCAGATAGATCCGTTCAGTTTCGTTCGACACCGATCCGCGCTCCCCATTCGCGCAGCATCCGTGCGCCCGCCGTGGAGTCTCCGCGCTGTTCGACCTGGATCGCGCCGCCGTCTGCGCCCGTGTGTTCGATGCCGATGCGTTCGCGGTACTTGCGCGGGCGCAACGCCTTGAGCCGGAAGATCAGCAGCGTTGCAGCAGACTTGTCGATCTGCCGATTGCCCTGGATGACCTCATCCATGATCTGCTCGTACTTGTCTGCAATCTCAATGTCCAGGCGTTCCAGGGCATCGTGAAATGCCTGGTCGATGCGCCGCCAATTGCTTGGCGTGTGCGTGGAGATGCCCGCGATGGCGCAAGCACGATTCCAACCGTGCGCCGGAAACGCCGCCAGGAACGCTTCTTTTGCTGCCGCGATTTCGGGAGCAGCAGACTTTGGCGGTCTGCCTGGCTTGCGCTTGCCTGGTGTGCTGCTTTCGCTGCTCTCCATGCCTGGTGGAGTACCACAGTCCTGCCTGGTTCCTTCTAAATTCGTGCGACTTTCTGCCTGGAGAATCGCAATTTCGACAATCTTGGGAGAATTGTGGTAGCCCTACTGTAATCGTGTGGTATTGTCCTCACATCGCAACACACGGCGCGTTCGCCGGGTGACTCACTCAAACGGGCAACTGCCCAAGGATTCGACAGATGGCACATGAGATTCACAAGAATGACGGCCTCGCTCTCGCTGACACCGCTGCCTGGCACGGCCTGGGGACGGTGGTGAAGGGGGCCATGAACCCGTTCGCGGCCCTCAAGATCGCGGGCCTGGAATGGGAAGTCCTGGAGTCCGATTCGATGACCGGGATCTACAACGCGGGCGAGTCCAACGAGTTCCGCGTGTCCACCGACAACGGCAAGATCCTGGTGCGGTCGGACGATCACAGCGTCCTGGGCATCGTTGGCCCGGACTACACCCCGGTGCAGAACCAGGAGATCGCGGAACTGGCCTACGCGCTGCGTTCCAACGCGGACGGCACGGCGGAGGTCGAAAGCGCCGGGAGCATTCGCGGCGGGCGCAAGGTGTGGATGCTGCTGCGCTCCGCGTCCGTGGAGTTTGGATGCAAGGGTGACGAGTCCGTGCCGTACCTGTTCATTGCGAACAGCCATGACGGGTCGATGGCCCTCAAGGCGATGCCGACCGCGATCCGCGTGGTCTGCTCCAACACCTTCCACATGGCGCTCTCGTCTTGCAAGCGCGGAATCGCGTTCAAGCACACCCAGGGCATCACCAACCGCGTGGAAGACCTCAAGCGGTGCATTCAGACCTGGCAGGATTCGATTGCCAAGTCCCAGGAGCGTTCCCGCGACCTGGCGCGGGTGCAGATGACCCGCCAGGACATCCAGGATCTGTGGGTGGATGTCGTGACGCGCCTGGACGGCCCCGTGCCGACCAACCCGAAGAACGGTTGGGAGGAGAACCGCAAGGAGCGGGCTGTGGCGGGCCTGGCGCACATGGCCAAGACCTTCGACCTGGAGTCGCAGCGGTTCGGCGCGAACCTGTGGGTCGCCGCCAACGCGGCCACGAACTGGGTGCAGCACATCCGCTCCCAGGACAGCGTTCGCACCAAGGATGCCCAGGCGCGGCAGTTCGCGGCCTGGGAGGGCAGCGTGGCGGACGATGTGGCGGAGGTCTTCCAGGCTTCCCTGGAGCGCGTCTGACCGACCAGGGGGGCGATGCGACCGCCCCTCACCATTTCCACCCCAAACCACACAGGACTACCACAAATGCGCTTTCACAATTACCGACTCAACCCCGCCGATTCCGTTTGGATCACCGTCACGATTCACCGCAAAGGCCCATACGGGGCAGCGACCGCCGGATTCCAGGCATGGGATTCCTCGCCGCCGCATTCAAGCGTGTACGGCACGAAGCGTGACATTCGGTTGATTGCCACCTTCCACCGGGCCAGGACGAGCGACCGCGTGATTCGTGCGGGCAGCAAGGCGCACACCTGGAGCCTCACCCTGTCGCGTCCCGAAGACCAGGGCGGCAACCTGGTGGCCTACGGGGCCACCCAGGCAGACGCAGCAGAGAAGATGGCGCTGCATCTGCTTGCGAATCTTCACAAGTCGCGGGTTGACCGCACCGCAGAAGTAGTGTAAGATCACACAATCACAGGAGAACCAACATGAAACAGCACGACCCGATCAAGTTCGTTCGCGAGTACGAGAAAGCCCTGGAAGTCACCATGCCGTTACGGAACCGCGTCTGCCTGGGGCAGTTCGTGGCGCACGAAGACCGGAGCGAGGAAACGCTGTGCTTCAGCGCGATCCTGGCGATTGATGGCCAGGGCGTGGCGCACATCGGAAACGATGGGCGTGGCGGGTGCTTGGATGTGATGCCG